GAAGAAAAAAAATGGAAAGAAGAATATTTAGAGAGACTTGCAAAGAATCCTAACATTGCAAAATTCTATGAAGATTATCGTGGACATAAATTCAATCCATTGAATATTTTTGAAATGGTTGATGGAGAGTTCGCACAATTTAAAAAAGACGCACAAAAGGAGGTAAACTATCTTGTCAAAGAATTCGAGTGTAAAAAATCTGCTGCAGCATACGCCCGTGCTACTACTAGTCGGACTGGTATTCTCGATACAACTGTATTACACACTTACAAATTTAATGAAGACCTATTCAAAAAAGTCTCAGTAATACCTGATGGTAAGAATCATGGATTAATATTCTTACTTGATTGGTCAGGTTCAATGCAAAATGTGTTGATGGACACTATCAAGCAATTATTCAATCTTGTATGGTTCTGTAAAAAAGTAAACATACCATTTGAGGTTTATGCATTTACAAATACTTATCCAACTCCAAATCGTGAGATAGAACAAAAAAACCTCACATTACATATGGATTCAAGTTTTTCTTTGATGAATTTACTTACAAGTAAAACCAGAGCAAAGGATATGAATACTCAAATGAGAAATATCTTTAGATTAGCAAAATATTTTGATCATCGTGGTGGATACTACAATTGTCCAGTTGGTATGAATTTATCAGGAACACCTTTAAATGAAGCAATGGTTTGTTTACATCAAATACTTCCTCAGTTTCAGAAAGAAAATGGTCTTGAGAAAGTTCAATGTGTTGTTCTAACTGATGGAGAATCTCAAACAATTAGATTCAATCGTGAACTACAAAGAGATTGGGAAGATCGTCCATATATGGGCACATCATACTTAAGTAGTAATTGTTATCTTCGTAATCGTAAGACAGGTCATGTTTATGCATGTAAAGAAGATATGGGTTATTATGGTGATGTTACTGATATGTTACTTGAAGATCTATGTCAAACTTTTCCTGATACAAACTTCATAGGTATTCGTATTATGCCAAGTAGTTGGGGTAGTTCCTTTATCCGTAAGTATGAAACTGATGAGGTTAAGTATCAAAAAGATTTAGAGCACTGGAGAAAGCATAAGTCTGTGTCATTGAAAGGTTCTGGATACCATGTATACTTTGGATTGTCATCAACTGCACTTGGTAATGACACCGAGTTTGAAGTACAGGAAGACGCTACAAAGGCACAGATTAAGAGAGCATTCAACAAGAGTCTTAAAGGTAAAAAAATGAACAAGAAGATTCTTGGAGAGTTTATAGAGTTGGTTGCGTGACAATTAACAAAGTGTCCACTAGGGGGTTACAACCCCCTTTTTTAATGCTATTATTAGTATATAAATAAATCACCACATCATGACTCACGTACCATTCACAATCAAAATGACTACCGAAGAAATCATTTCAAAATTGAAAGCATCCTTCGGAACAGAATTTACAGCAACTGATATCAAAGCATTCTGTGCTATGAATGATATTGGATATGCAACAGTAACTAAAAGATTAAAGAATTTTAAAACAGCAAAAGGCAAGTGGAATCTTGAAGTTACCACAGCAGCAGTTGAAAACATTGAGAACTCTTTCAATTCACCTGCGGTTCTTCCACAAGTGGAACAAAACTTAGTTCCTGAGAAAGACTCTACATTTGTTAAGTTTGGAAACTTCCCAGACGTTAAAAAGATTATTGCTTCTAAGTTATTCTATCCTACTTTTGTCACAGGTCTATCAGGTAATGGTAAGACATTCGGTATCGAACAAGTGTGTGCTCAACTAGGAAGGGAGTTAATCCGTGTCAACATCACCATCGAAACAGACGAAGACGATCTTATTGGTGGGTTTCGTCTTGTTAATGGTAATACTGTTTGGCACAACGGACCTGTGGTTGAAGCTTTGGAAAGGGGAGCTATCCTACTTTTAGATGAGATTGATTTAGCATCAAACAAAATACTTTGTCTACAACCAGTTCTTGAAGGTAAAGGATTATTTCTTAAGAAGATTGGTAGATTTGTTCAACCAAAAGCAGGTTTCAATATCGTTGCTACAGCAAACACAAAGGGTAAAGGTTCTGATGATGGACGTTTCATTGGCACTAATGTGCTCAACGAAGCATTCCTCGAAAGATTCCCTGTAACCTTTGAGCAAGCATATCCTGCACCTGCACATGAGATAAAGATACTCAACAACGTTGCAACAACACTTGGTGTTAATGATACTGAGTTCTGTAAGAGACTTGTAGATTGGGCAGACATTATTCGTAAGACATTCTATGATGGTGGTATTGAAGAGATCATCAGTACTCGTAGATTAGTTCACATACTTCGTGCATATGCTATCTTTAAGAGCAAAGAGAATGCAATCAAGGTTTGTATCAACAGATTTGATGATGAAACCAAGCAATCATTCTTAGAGTTATATGATAAAGTAGATGTAGACTTTGAGATCACAAAAGATGAAACACCTATGGGATAATTATAGAAGCACTCTGTTCTCGATATTTCCTGACTTTGAATATCGAGAAACATGGGCAAGATGGGAAGCTAAAGGCACTTCCCTGATTGCCAAGACCTACTCAACTGATTACTTTATCAAAGCAAGAGAGGTTGATATATGGAGTGATAAATCTTCTATTTACAACAATATCATCTATCCAAAGACAGGGAGTAATCTCCCTTGTTTTGGTATGGACTTGATGGGTTTCTTTGAAAAGAAAATAATTATTGTATTTGATTTTCAACATCCAAAAGAAAAATATTCTTTCTCAGTTGATGGTTTACCAAAGAGTGAGGGGGACTATCGTTTTTTTGAACCTGGTAATCATTTCTCAGACAATATCTACATTGCAAAATGTACGATGGATGAAGTTGATGAACATCTTGAAATGTTTACGAACTACTTGACAAAGTATAAGGAGATGGTAGAATTAGAGAAACCCACTGGAATTGAAACCAGTGAATACAAAGATTTTGATGCATATATGACTAAACTCGATCCAGTTGCAGGATACCTGTCTGGTAAGTTTGGAAAAGAAAAAGCAGAGAGTCTGGTAAACGATTTTCTTTTTACCTATGGATAAACCAGAAATAGAGCACTCAAAATATTGGTATGATTACACTCGTAATGATCCTAATGCAAAAAATCCTTTTGTAGAAAATGATGGACTTGATTACGAAGTCGATTATATGAGTTCTTCTTCTGATTACATGTCAGATATAGACGACCAATATGCTCATTATTATACCCCATATCAAATGGCAGACAGAATGGATTACGAACCAAAACATGCACATTATTACAAATATCACGAAGAAGAGATTCTAAAAGATATTGAAGAATATGTCTCTGGAACATATCAAGGACATTACACAGGCAACTCACATGAGTTTCGTAAAGTTCAGACAATTGACTTGATGGCATCTAAAGATTTAGCATCAGGTTTTTGTCAAGCAAACATACTTAAGTATGGAAGTCGATATGGAAATAAAGATGGTCGTAATAAAAAGGACTTGCTAAAAGTCATACATTATGCTATGCTATTATTACACTTTGATGAGCACTACAATAAACCCCCTATGACAACAGGGAATATTGACATTAACATGCCTTAAACATAATGAATTTAAAAGAAAGAACTATGAAATTATCTGACAACACTTTGAATGTACTCAAGAATTTTGCAGGTATCAACAACTCAATCCTTGTCAAAGAAGGTAATAAATTAAGAACAATATCTGTTGCTAAAAATATTCTTGCAGAAGCAGATATTCCAGAAGAGTTTCCTCGTGATGTAGCAATCTATGATCTTAATCAGTTTCTAAATGGACTTGGATTACATTCAGATCCTGATTTAGATTTTAGTCCTGAGTCATACATTGCAATTAAAGAAGGGACAAGAAGAGTTAAATATTTTTATGCAGATCCACAAGTAATTACTGCTCCTCCTGAGAAAGAAATCAATCTTCCTACAGAAGATGTTTGTTTCCAACTAGAAAGTACATCATTAGATAAATTACTTAAAGCAGCTGCAGTATATCAATTACCTGATCTATCAGCAGTTGGTGAAGCAGGTGTTGTGAAACTTGTTGTTCGTGATAAGAGAAATGATACATCAAATGAATATGCAGTTGTAGTTGGTGAAACTGATAAAGATTTCGTATTTAACTTTAAAGTAGAGAATATTAAAATTATACCTGGTGCATATGATGTTGTAGTATCAAGTAAATTACTTTCTAAGTTTTCTAATACCCGTTACGATCTAAAATACTACATAGCATTAGAACCTGATTCAACATTTGGTTAATGAATAACGTCGGATTAGAAGTTGTATTTTGGACAATACTAGTACTTTATCTTTTAACAAAGTTAGGTGTATTCAAGAAGAAATGAAGTACATTCTTTACAATGAAAATTTTGAAAAACAAGGTTCTTTTGCATCAGTGAAAGAACTAAGAAATTTTCTTTGTGATCGAAAGTATGATATAAGTTGTGATGCAGATTTATCATGTACGTTTGATTATATTAAACACATAAAATGGCACTTTGACATAGTAGAATGAAACTTACTCAAGAACTAATTGACAAGATACAAGAAGCAATGCTTCACACTAATTTAAAAGGTGAAATAAACTGGAAAGACGGTGATGATATTGAAGTACAAGTTGCAGGAACTTTTGCAAAGGATAAATTTATTGTATTGAAAAATACATCGAAGAATCCTTTTGAAAATGCCCAACCCCATCCTTACTTTGATTATGAGAAGAAGGTATTTACTAAAGATGGTAGAGAAGAATATTTAAAAGAACAGAAAGAAATTATAAAGAATATTGATAAAAAATAATTTTGTGTTATAATAAAAGTAAGATATTTTTATTATGAACATTTTCGTGACAGATCCTGACCCTGTTAAGTCGGCAGAAGTTTTGCCTGACAAACATGTGGTTAAGATGCCATTAGAAACTTGTCAAATGTTGGCAGTAGTTTATTCTAAGTGGTATTACAACTGGGGTAATGATTTATTACCTAAGAAAGATGGAACTCCATACAACACAGAGAAGGGTGCCTTTCGGGGACACCCTTGTACTATTTGGGCGGCACAAAGTATTGCCAATACTGCTTGGTTAATTCAACATGGTTTTGGATTACTTCAAGAGTATACCCATAGATATGGTAAGATACATTCTTGTCAAACTGCAATGAATGCAGCAGAGAGAGTGTTTGAAGAAAAGACAGGAAGAACATTACTATGTCACAAAGAAGCAACACCATTCGCATTTGCAGGACCAGATGTATTTAAATATGACACAAGCCTTGACACTCTTACTGCTTACAAGAATTACATTAGCAGCAAACCTTGGGCTGCATCTAATTATCTTCGTGACCCATCCAAAAAACCGAATTGGTTATGAAGCACATTCTATTTGAATTAGAGGGATGTCCTTTCTCTGCGTTGAATGATGAAGAACATATTAAGTTCTGTTTATTTCATGCATCAGAAGCATCACATTCAAAAGTTCTTAAAATAGAAACTCAAAAATTTATACCACAAGGTATAACTGGATTTGCTTTACTGGCAGAGAGTCATTTAAGTATTCATACTTGGCCAGAAAAAGGTGTTGCATATTGTGACATTTTTACTTGTGGTGAGCACTGTGAACCACAAAAGGCAGTAGAATATTTAAATGAATGGTTAGAAGCCACAAACACTAAATCTAAATGTTATGAAAGAATTTGATTATGAACTTGATTACAAAAACATTGACTTTAAAGATGAGAGAAATCGTAAACTTTATCGTATTGGAAGGGGAGAGCAAGGAGTTCTATTGGTTCGCCCTTATACTAACGTTATTTGTGATCATTGGAGATTCAAAACTCCTGATGAAGCAGTAAAATCTTCTAATAAAATATTTGCGATGTATCTTGATTATCGTGATGAAAAAGATTTTATAGGTATGGATATGTGTCGTAAGTTTCTTGAGATGGGTTTTACTCGTGCAAGAAGATATGCAAATCATAACTCAGGTAAAAAGTATGATAGTGAGGGTAATGTAAAACCTCAAGAACCAGATCATGCTACAAGTAAATATGCAAAGTCAGCAACCATATTCAAAGGAGTTCGTGACATAGTTGCAAAAAACGAAACATATGTTAAAATGAGAAAACAATGGAGATTAGAGGAATGATTTTTTTAGCGTGTCCACCAGTGTATACATTACCTGGTACTTGGAATGATCCAGACAAAATTGCTAAGTGTAATGATACTTTAATACCACATTTTACATTCAATCCTGATTTTACTTTTGGTATTTCAATTGCAGTAATTACTATCCTGTTAGCAGGTTATGGTGTTTATAAGGGATTCTTTGCAAATAAAAATTTAGTAGATCCTTGGGATGATCACGATGACTAAATTAATCGCAAAGGACGATCCACAATGGTTTGCACAAACAAGTGATAAACTATATGATCGTCATCACTATAAGATAGTTTGCCAAAACAAATCGTTTGTGGTAGAATCTTGGGATGAGGTTCAAGAGTGGTGGTGGAACAACTGTCGTTCACCTTTTTTTGAAAGAACTGTCATCGAAGTGATTGACAAACCCAAACCTAAATCCAAAGGATTTAATTAATGAGTGATTTTATATGGGTTGAAAAATACAGACCCACTACAATTGATGAATGTATCTTACCAAAAGGTATTAAAAAAACCTTTCAAGATTTTGTTGAAAGAGGTGAGATCCCAAATATGTTATTGTCAGGTCCACCAGGCATTGGTAAGACCACAGTAGCAAAAGCACTATGCTATCAACTAGGAGCAGATTATTATGTCATTAATGGATCGGATGAAGGACGTTTTCTTGACACGGTTCGGAACAGTGCAAAGAACTTCGCATCTACAGTCTCTCTTACGAGTGACTCGAAACATAAAGTCATTATCATTGACGAAGCAGACAATACCACTTCCGACGTACAACTCCTCCTTAGAGCGTCTATTGAGGAGTTCTCCAGAAACTGCAGGTTTATCTTTACCTGTAATTACAAAAACAAAATTATCGACCCTTTACATAGTAGGTGTTCTGTTGTTGATTTCTCAGTTAATAAAAAAGACAAACCAACAATAGCATCACAATTCTTCGCA